GAATCTGGATTTTCTTCGATAATATTGGCATTTTCAACTGCAAATTGTATTTTAGAGGTCATAAAACCTCCTACTTAAAAGTTGCATCGAACAGGACTAAATCTGAAACATTTGAGATTTTTTCTAAGAACTCTGTAGCTGAATCCTCCTCCTGAATCTGTTCATCGAGCATTGACTGGATAAAACCCAAATCAATAAAAGAACCAGAATCAAAAGCATATTTGAATAATTCTTCTATAAGTTCTGATGTATTTTCTTCAATCTGAACATATAAATTTCCAACAGAATATTTATCAGTAATTTCTAACTGATCTGGTTCAATTCCATAAACCTTATAAATACCACCAGTTCTTTGATGAATATGATTTATAAATTTCTTAGCGTGACCACTTTCTTCATCAGCCTGTTTTCTAAAGTATTCTGCCAAATTCATCAAGCGTTTATTTTGAAAATAGGCTTCAATTTGCCTATATCTAAGTTCGTTTGAATATTCGTGTTCTACCTGTTTATTAAATAAATCGTTTAATTCAGGTGATAGTTTCATCAATCACCTCCTATTTGAGTTTATTCAACAAAATAAAGTTCTAAGATTTTAGTCCCATTCATAGTGCCATTTGGCGCAAAAATAGACTGAGAAACACTAGCACCAGCAGTAACCGTACCACTATCAGCCGCACCATCAAAATTCTTAATTAGAACCTGAGCAGTATTTTTAATTCTGGTAGGAATACCAATTTTGTTGCCACGACCAATGGAAATTGTTTCAGTATCAGCAACGGCATAAGCGGGAAGATGAATGTTTGTAATAGTTGCAAATGCCTTCGTACCCAAAACTTCACTAGACCCACTTGCCGCAATAGTATCGGTAATAGCGTTGCCAGCAATATCTGTACCTGTAATCACAACATTTCCAGCTACATTTGCGCCATTACCTTTGATGGTAACAATGCGGGGAAAATCGGGTTGCGTGATGCCAGTTGTAACATCCTGAGCCGCAACAAGTAAACCGACAGCCGCGTGAGTAGCGGTTGCACTACCAATTGCAGGAGTGGTTGCATAAATCATAATGGGAGCGGGTGTGAGAGTGCCACTAGCAGGCGTAGCAACGCTACCATATTCCAAACTATCAATACGAGTACCAAGTGCCGCTCTCTGAGCCGCAGTGTTCATGTTATTTAAAGAATTTTTGTAAGCAGTAGTTAAACGAGCCATATATTTATATCTCCTTATTATTTAACCTTAATTTTAGAATAAATCCGACAAAGAAATAATACTATTCGGTCAATATAGTATTCAAGTCTAATTTCCTCTGGTTTCTCTTGAACCAGAACCAGAATCGCTAACTTCCGAATCCTTCATTTTTGGTCTACCTTTTTCCCCAATTGTAGACTTGGAAGAATCTCCTTCACCATTAGCACCAATAGCATAATTTGGAGGCAATAAAGGAACTAGCAAATCACCAAATCCACTAGCTTTAGCTTCCATGAGTTGTTTGTATAAGTGATGTGGTTTCATTCCGACAGAAGCCGCAATTTTTTGAGGTAAAACAATTCCTTGCTGTGCAAGTGCTATAGCCTTATCATATCTGTCTTGTCTGTTGGTAAAAAAGTTAGTACCTTCAAATTGAAAATCCCATTTGAATTTTTTAGTAAACCGATTTGCATGATAATTCATAAAATCGTTAAATTGACTGTATAATGCCATATACATCAATTGCTCATCAGTTTCTAAAGATAATCTTGTCTCAACAGCATTTGGTTTTATATTACTTGAAAATATTAAATTACTATTGATACCAGATGTAGCCATAGCAGTTTTTAAATAACTGTCATATATATCTGTTTGAGCATCGAAACTTATCGGTGTCATATTTTTCAAAGGTGCTGATGCAATTCTGATAGAATCACCTAACGCTGATTTTACCAAACCCATAAACTTACCTAAAAGTTCTGGATTAATGGCAATCATATCTTTAACACTTGCTTTAGCTTCATTCAACATCGGAACTTCACCAGTCAAAATCTTTGAAGCTGCCGCCATATTGATATTCTTTTGTAGATTACGCATTATTCCTTGTATTTGAAGATCATTCATCAAAGGACTAAAATAAGGTATTCTTGTAGCTAAAGAACTATCTAGTTTAAAAGCCCAACTTTCCGTTACTGGTAAGTCTTGCCAGTAAACCCAAGAAGAATCACCTCTATCATACGGCGAAATACTTGGAATATATTGTTGAATAGCTTTACCGTCAATACCACTGAATAAATCATTGAATTTACGTTTGAAAAAAGGTGAGTACATATTTGGGTCTACACCCGGAAGTAAGAACCAATAAAAACTCATACTGATAAGAAAACCATAATCCCATCTTCCAGTAATCTTTGTATACTGTGGAGATGCTGGTAATTCCTGTAAAACAACTCTCTTACCATCAAATCTAGGTGAACAAACAAATAATTCATTTCTAAGCATTTGTTTAGTTGCTAATAAAAATTCTTTTTTATAATCAAAAGAATCAATAAAGTTTTCAATAACTTTCAAATCTTTTTTATATTGTGGAGATTTATAATCTGATTCTTCTGCATTTAAACAAGTGTATGTAAGATCAAAAGCAAGCATATTAGCAAGATAAGAAAGTAGTCTCTTATAAGGTTGGGATGTCAATTCAAATGACTCACTATAACCTTGTAATGCTATTTCGCTATTTTTAGGGTCTTGTAATGCTTTTTCCAATCCATCAGATGTTGGAAATAAAGGATTTAAACTTACATCTTTTAATCTTTGATTTACAAGGTCTGGATTTAAAATATTAGAACCATAAAAGCCACCTTGCATATTTCTTGCAAATTCGATTACATCCCAAACTTCTTGTTCTGTTAAATTTTCTATTGTTTTATTTTTTATACTTCTAGCCAAAGGATTTTATACCTCCTTTCTGTGAAGATTTTTTATGCTACTACTGTTACTGTTCCATCAGGACTCAGAACGTGAAGTTTAATAATGTTACTTGCTGTAAACATTCTCAATCCACCAACACCACAATACTGATCTCCAGCGTTTGCACTTATATTCATTCTGTAATAAGTATAGGATGTGCTGTTTAAAAATGGAAATTCATACCAAATTGATTGTGAGGAAAAGGTAAAATTATTTACTGTATCCAATACTGTGTAACTTGTTCCATTATTTGAGCCTTCAAAAGTCCACGAAGCAGGACACCTTGTTGGAAATGAGAAAGCGGAAAAAGCCAATACAGAATAATTAAGTATAACTTTTCCACTTGTAAATTGGTATCCTAAAACCCAAGGTGCAGAACCACCATTACTTTCCCAACCAGGAGTTCCAGAATTAAAAGCATAATAAGCTGGATTCCCACTAAATGCTTCTGATGCAAAAGCAACACCTGACGGAGTTGTGTTCGATGTCATTATTGGAATTTCAGTTATTGTATTGCTAACATAATCTGCATATAAAAGAATTGTATTTGCAACTGGAATTGTTGGAGGAACACCAAAAGGTATTGATAGAACACCGTTTGCATCAACTCCGCCACCTGTACCACCGACAGGTAACACATAATCAGCACAAGTTAAATCAGCAGTAACAACTTTCCAAGTTTGCGTGTCAGTAAGATAAATCAAACTTCCGGGAATATCAGTACCACTAAAATAACCACCAACAATTTCAGATGATGTTGCAATAAAATAAGGTGTATTATGAGGAACTTGTAATAATGTCATAATGTAAAATCTCCTAAAGTTAAATCCACAAGAATAATTTTCCATGTTTGTGTATCTGTCAGATAAACTTTAGCACCAACAATAGTAGCACCTTCAATTTTGTTATCGACAACATCAGTTGATAGTGCCAAATAATCAGGCACGTTATAAGGAATCATAACACTCATATAACCTCCTATGAAATAATAGTAATTCGTTGCAAAACATCCCAATCACTATCAGAACTTTTCTCTTTCAAAATAAATTGGTCAAAATAAGAAGCAACCCAATTACCATAGGAAACAGAAGTGTATCTGTCTTTATAAGTGTTTGGTTTTTCACTTAATTTAATAAAACCGTTTGTCAACATCATATCGAGATTGATTGTTTCTGATATGAACAAACTTGTTTGTACATAAGGATTCATAAAAAACCCATAATTCGTAGAATCATTGGGGTCATTTAAAAATTCTTTATTATTTTTAATTAGAAATTCTTCTGCCTCTGTTTCTGAGGTTAAGAAATTCCATAATTTTTTTTGCAATGCTGATCTGAAAGAAACAGCAATTTGACTATTCAGATTTTGAGTAGCAAGAATAGGAAATATCTTTGGTGAAGCATTTGCACCTAAAGTTCGTGTTGCTAATTCATCAATAAGTTCATCTTTGATAAAATCTGGAAATAATGCTACTGTTAAAGCTGGATAACTTATACCTCTTTCCTCATCTTGTGTAATTTGAGAAAGAGAGTCGAAAATAGATCAATTTTTGTTATCTACAAAGTTTTTTATCCTTGTATTCTAAGGATTCAATTCTCCTTAGTTCGGCGTACATTTTTATCTTTTTGAACAAATTCGTAAAATTGTTCTGGCGTGTTATTTCTTTTTCCATACTCTCTATGAAAGTTTGTATGACATTTTCTGCAAAGTGTTACACCATTATTGACATTATATCTTTCATCAATATTTGTGTTCCAATTTACAAGATGATGCGCTTCTAGGTAAGTGGGGTGTTGATCACAACATACACACAAGAAATGATCGCGTTCAAAAACGCTAGTCCTCCATTTTTTATATATAGGTTGAACTCTGTCCCATCTTTCATCGTGTATTCCGCCCTTCCAAACAGGACTGTTTTCTCCACTAAATCTTTGTTTGGCTTCATCTGTAAGCATCCAGCTTTCTTTTCCATATTTAGAAATGCTGGTTTTCTTTGTTTTCTCTATGTATTCTTTAGTTTGAGTAAAATTTTTTTTACCATATTTTTTAAGATTAGATTCAATTATTTTTTCTTTTATTTCTTCCGATTGAAAAGGATTTTCAACACCATACTTTTCAATATTTGTTGCTTTCGCTTTTTCTCGGAATTCCTCTATAAAAAAAGCGTTCGTTTCTCCGTAGCGTTTAAGCATCGTTACAGATGCTTTCTTGTTAACGCAATGAATACACGCATCTGGACTATCAACATCTTCTTTTTTGTTTCTGTTGGAAAATGTCATTTCCATCTCAATTCCGCAATAATCACATCTAACCAAAACAATTTCCATGCTTGATTTTTTTAAATGTTCAACTTTTACCTCAAGAGAATCTCCCATAAAAGTATATACATATCCAAAATCCTCATAATATTTTTTTGTTCTGGAATTCCATTTTGTAAAAACTGTTTCACTCAATAACATATATTAACACACTCCTAAAAAGATATTGCTGACTCTTGGGTTTATTATTTCAAAACCTACGCTCTGCCCCTGACTACTTCTAGCCTTCGGTTCGGGTTGGCATCTCAGCTTTCCCGCTTAATTCAGCAATTTATTCCCTGTGCGTCACCACTCAGGAGGGCAAATATTTTACCCCGACTTGTTGCAAATCCAACACAATATAAGCATTTTCACCATTAGGAGCAAAATCGTAAAAGGCTTGTTTTATTCTCTTGGCTTGAACAAGTGTATTTGCACCTTTATGTGATTCCATATAAACCAAATGTCTCTCATAACCTCTACCGTTTTGAGGTATTAACCTTATACAACTTATAATAGAATTGTCGTTTGCTTTATTTGCTCTTGTAGCAATATCAACAGAAACAAGTCTAATCTCACCCTCAACAGGTTTGATATTATAAGGATTCTTTTTATCATAAGTATCCTCTTTTTGAGGATAAAAAGATCGTTTAATATTCCTTGTAAAGAAAGTTGTCTTAAAATAAGATTTACCAGACGAACCTGATGGTATATTGTAATATTCCATCTGAACTGTAAGAGGGTTATTATCTGACATTTCGTTTTTAATCATTTCCATAGTTTTAATATTATGAAATACTGATATATTATAATCTAATGCTAAGAAATTTGCTGTCTCATCACCGTCATTCATACGTTTGATACAATTCTTAACATAATTGTACCAATATTCTATTTTGTATCCAGCACTTGTAATATACGATATAACGCCTTCTTCTTTTAGAAGTGGGTCATTCGCATATTCATCTTTCAGTCTATATGGAGGCATACGAGTAAACAAAAAAGGCTTGATTACCTGTTCAAGAATATCTTGAGGTACAAGCCGAGATTCTTCAACGATGATATAATTCGCGCGATTACCTCTCGAATTTTCACTACTAGGAACAACTTTTATTGTTGAACCATTATGAAATATTGCTTCGTAAGTATTTGAGTTTGTAGTAATACTCCTTATTTCTCTTGCAACATTCTGAAAAGAATCCCTGAGAGATACCAATTTTTCACTTAGGATAATTCCACCCTGTTTCAGAGTTCTTGCACATATAACTATCTTTATACCAGGGTATAAAACAGATAATGTTAGACTCCATATAGCGATAAGCCAGGACTTTCCTGCCGCTCTACTTGCCACTATATATGCTAAATTAGACCTTTGCAATATCCAAATCATCAATATCTGAAATGGGAATAATTTTATACCAAAATATGTTTCAATTAACCTATGAGGATTTCTTCTAAAAAATGTTATCCATCTTTTAAATCTTTCTTTTCTTTCTTCCTCAAGATCATCATGTTTCACCATATCTTTTTTTTGTACAAAAACATCTGTTTTTTTAGAATTATTTTTTGTACTATTTACAAAATTATTATAACTAGGCATTTTCTATTGCCTCAGAAACAGATTCTTCAACATCAATATTGTCAAAATCGTTTTCTTCTGTAGCGTTAAAATCTCTTGATAACCCCAAAAATGTTTTCAATGGCCTAGTTATAAACTTCTTAAAATAATAATCTATGTTATCATAATCCTTAAATAATTCTCTATCTTTATAATAGTCAGCAGGTTCATTTTCTTCGATTGTCTTTATAAAGGCAGAAAAGGTATCTTGACTTTTTCCACTTCCAGCAATACTTGTCTTAGCGGGGTCAATACTTGCAGTTTTCATCAAATCTTGAAGTTCCTTAACTAAAGAACTCGTACTTTTAGCTTCAATTCTAGCTTTACGAATTTCATATTGTTTCCAACAAATCTCTCGTAGAAGTGTTTTTTCAGCCATAGTATCAGATTTGTGTGTCTTAGTCCACTTGTCATACTCTTTTTCAAGAAACTGATAATCTTCATATTCATAACCAGTACCCCAATTATCTGACAAATCCTCATCAGCATAAATTTCATCATTTGATTTGAAATTCATTGGTTCTACAAAAGTTAGATCGCCAAATTTGACACTATCAGTGGGGTGTCCAACAGCAAACTTCAATTGCGCTCTATATGTTACAAAAAACCCACCTTCAAAAATATCTCTATTTTTAGTTCTGTAGATTTCTTTAGCAGTTGTTATTGCAGATTCTTCATATTTAGTATTAGTCATACGACACATTTTCAAAATAACTCTATTCATGTTATTATATTCGGCAATCATGTATCTTTTAAAAATATCATCCAAACAATCCGAACAAATACTAAGATAACCATTTTTATCTAATTCTGTATCGAAACTTTTACTAAAAAATTTCCTATCCTTAACTTTTTCACATCTTCTACAATAATTAAATTTCTTAGTATTTTCTTTTAATTTTGAAAATTCGTCATCGTTCAAAAGTTCCCTTCCGTCAACGACTTCTTTTTTAATAACCATTTTTTCACCTATAAGCTGGCAAAGGGACTCGAACCCATAACCACCCGCTTACAAAGCGGATACTCTGCCAATTGAGTTACACCAGCGAGAAAGCTGGTTTTATTTAACCAGCAAAACAGACTTCTTATCTTTTGTTAGCTGGTTACTTTTTCCCCTACAAATACAACCACATTCACAACGATAACTAGCATATTTAGCACTATTCGTGTACTGATAATTCTTTTCCTCTAAATTCATAGAACCACAATTAGGACACTGAGGTTCATCAATTTCTTGATAAACGCTAATATTAGGATGGTTCTTAATCCAGGGTCTAAGTTTAACATATAAATCCTCAAGGATAACAACATCATTGATATTATACTTGTCGATTAATTTCAGTGCCTCTTTTTTGCCATTGTAACAATCTACCCAAAGATCAAATCCTGTATGAATTTTGTGTCTAAGATTTAGGAATTTATTAACAAAGTCTAATTTGTTAGAAGTAAATCCAAATGTGCTTTTCGCAGTTTGATAAAGATCAATATTTCTATAAGGAGTAGGTGGTTGTAAACCATGATATAAAAACCTTGTATTCATTCTTTTCATATCAAAATTTACACCGTTATACGTTATAACAATATCTGCCTCATCCAAAACTTTCCATACTTTCTCAACAATTCTTTTATCATCTTTATTCAAAACTTCTTCTGGTTTTAAAACCTCAGAAAACGCTTTATGATCGAACAACCATTTTCCAGACCATGATAACATGAACCAATCATGTATAACAGCATCAGGCATGATTTTTTGATCGTAAACACCCCAAGAGAAAACTACTAAAGGTGTTGTTTCAATATCTAATAAAAGAATTTTAGGAAATTTAGAATCTGAATTATCGCTATCTTTTTCTGTTTCAAGTTTCTTTCTTTCACGTTTAAATGAAGAACGTAAAACTTCACCAGACGGATAACCCATTTCTGTAGCTAGATTCTGCCAAAATGGAGTATTACCTTTTCCGTATTCTTTCCATTTTTCATACACTAAATCGAAAACTTTTTTGTCCAAGACTTCCTCCGTTATTCAGGTTCAATATTTTGGTAGTAAACCAATACCCCAAATAAATATAATGCAATTGGGAGGATTGGATGAATTTGTTTATATAGAACAGATAACATTCCTGTTATCATAAATATTATACCTATAAATCTGATAATACTTTTCATCCAATCACTCCCCTTCACACATAATTTATATCACAAACCTTAGTTTTTGTCAAGGTTATTTGATATATTGAGATAACTCTACTTGGAGTCTACCAATTCTGTTTTGTAACTCAGATATTTCTTGACGTATAGCTTGTTCTCTAGGATTTACTGGAGGTTCAATCGAAATAGGTGGTTTCTTTGTTCCATCAATTTTTAACCATAACATCATATCTTCTTTTGTTCCATTGAATAGATCAGTGTCTATACCTTGACGAATTGCGCCGTATGTGCTACCCAAAGTTTTTCCAATCGTATTTGCAACATCACCCCCCGATGTCTGCCAAATCTTCCATTTCTTTACATCTTTTGGGAGATATGGATTTTTTTCAGGATTATAAAAAGCGGCGAACGGATATTGTGCTATCCATGTCTCATAATTGTTTATCCAAGAATCAGCACCATAAACCTTCATCAGTGTGTTATAAACATCAGGATTGAAATATGCCAAAGTTGTTTTTCCAGTTCTATCATAAACATAATCCAACATATACCTGAATTCTTTTAGCGAGTTAGAGTTTAAATTATTGTAATATTTTTCATAATCGACAGCTAAAAAATGAAATTCTTTTCCATTTATTATTTTTAAAAAAACATCAGCTTGCTCTTTAGCACCAATAGCTGTTGAATAATAATGATAGCATCCTCTAATTGGAATTTTTAACGATTGCGGATATAATATATCTACACACTCATCAGTTCTACCCCCATAAGATAATCTCTGTATCACAAAATCAATTGGCTTTTTAGCGTTATCAGGATTCCACCATTTAGTTTTTTCCTGATTAACATCCCATTTTGAAATATCAACTCCAAACGCTCTCATTTTTTATTCCTCCTTTTCGGAAAAGGTCTTTGACTTTTTGAAATTTCTTCTTTAGAAAAATTCGTCCTAGCACCATCCCCATATAACTCTATTGCTCTAAAATCGTATGCTAATTTGGCTTCTTCCAATGTGGAAAAACTTCCTAAATTTTCTGTTTTTGCATCAAACGTGATTCTCGCAATGTATCTCCCTCTGTTTTCACTGACACCGACAGAATTAAATTTAGAATTTACCTTAATTAAACCTTGAGTAACCTTTAATTTTCGCATTTTTTCTAATTGTGCCTCTGATGCTTTTTTACCAGTTGCACGAATTCTCTTGTTCTCAACTATCTCAGCAGATTCCTTCAAACCTTTATTTGCAGGAATTTTTCCTTTGTGAGATTCGATTAGTTTATTCCTTGTTTCTTCGCTTATTTCTTTGTTTTTTTTATTATTTTTAACAATATTATATCCGAAATTTCTATCTAAAGATTTATAAAAATCAATCCAAAAATGTTCTCTTTCTGTCAGTTTAGAAACTTCGCACAATTCCAAAACTGAGAATTTTAAATTTTCTATCCCAAACTCCAAAACATCTTCTTGGAGGAATTTGTTTATATGTCTGTTTCTAGAAAGTTCTTTTCTGTGAGATTTATATCTAGTTCTCAAGTTTTTAGACTCACCTATATAAACCTTTTTGTTTATAATATTTTCTATTTTATAAACTCCGCTTTCTCTCGGTATAAATTCTATTTCTTTAAATTCCATAATCCCTCATATTTCCCTCATATATTTTAAATCGAATGAGAAGTTTGAGGGAACTTTTCACAAGGTTTATAACTCCTTGCTATCTCATTCGATTTCATAAAAAACTACACAGCAACAGAACCAATAAAAAATGGGTCTTGACCAACAGTTTGAATATAAAACATTCCAAATAATTGACTAACCGTAATCTGACTGGATTCTAAATTATTCACATAAGGTAGCAAACTTTCACCGGATAGAAAATAATCTTTCAAAATTTTATATTGTTTACCATCTAAAAACGCCTGTTCATTTGCGTATCCAGCAATACGAATTGTAATTTCTGGATTAGATACATCTCTGTCAATTGAAATAAACTTCAATCGCCAAAATGTAATTTCATCACCATAAATACTCTCTTTTGTTAAAATTGCACTCATTTTAAATATCCTCTGTCCAGTTAATAGAAACACCTAAAGATGTTGATACTGTTGAAAAACCAGCTATTGTTAATATTTCCCCTGGTGCAACAAAAAATTCATATTGTGATAAATCTACAACTAAAGCACTAGCTTGTGCTACGCTTAGGTTATATATATAAGTACCACCAGTGGATGTTGTTCCGGCAGTATCATAACTAACAACAGAATTACCTGATGTAATCGTGACACCTGAATAAGCTGTTGTACCATTTACAGTAGTCCAAGAAGGACTGCCTCCAATAGTAGCACCTATTCTAAATCGCATAACTCCAATAGCGTTACTACCATTAGCCGCCGCAAAAGAAACTGATTGTAATCTTAACAATGTCTTATTAGCAACACCATTGTAGGTAGTAGCATTTCTAATATTCAACAAACAGGTTTCCGTAGTAATACTCGCTTTATTATTGTCTAAAGCCCATCTAGGGCCGGAAACAAAGTTTCTAATACCAGAAATAAAAAAACCAACAGAACCACAATACGCAATAAGATTACTTGTATTACCAGCGTTCAAAACTTGTGCGTAAAAAGATAGGTTGGGGATAGTCAACTGAGTTGTAGCAGTTGTATTTGCGTACTTGATCGTATGTACTAAAACCCAAGTTGATGTGTCTGGATTTTGAACATAGAAGTTGATATTTCCATAACCTAAATATGGATACTTGATTTGAACAGGTGTACCAAAGGTAGGATTCCAAGTAAAAGAACTTCCAGCAGAACCGTCTACCTTGTCACCATTCCATGAAGTTCTTGCTGTCCAAGTATCTACACCACCGTTTCTATGCAGAATACCAAATGCCGTACCATTATAACCAAAGAAATAACCATTTGTAGCATCACCAGCACCCATCAATTGAGTAGATGAAGCAACGCCTGTTGTAAATATCGGTGTAAATCTAGCAACAATACCTTGTCCAGCACGATACTTAGCGATTCTTTTAGATTGAAAAATTGCAGAACCAGCACTATTAGTACCTGTCTGCAATCTTAATCTTGCCGCATTGGTATCCACTGTAGCGGAATTTGCTACAGTAGCAGTACCAGTTTGTGTGTTTATACCATAAACAAAATCTAATTGTATAACAGGAGTCAATTCCGCTGTCTCTAATGTACCAAAAGCACTCTGATTAGCGGGATTAAAGCTAACTGTATGTATTAAAGTCATATAATTCTCCTTATTCCCATATACCAGATGCGGTATCGGTTATAATTAAATCTTCACCAGCAAATAAAACTTGAGTTAACTCACCTTTGATAGTTTCAGACGCATTGGCATCAATTGTCAAAGTACCAGCACGACAAATAATTCTGTAAGTTTGTCCAGTACCAGTAGCGGCTGGAAGTGTTGCAGTTGCAGTTGCAGTAAAAATTACAACTTCATCATTTACCGTCAAAGTATAATTGGCAGATTTTGTAGCTAAGGCTTGTTTTCTACCAGCAGTTGTAGCTGTTGAAGCTACAATCAAACTATCATCTGTTTTTAAAACATTTGCCGCACTTCTATAAAGTGTTACATCTGTTCCAAATAAGATGCCTGATGCCGCTGTGCCACCTGTACCAGAAAGTTGAATTGCCGCATTAGTTGTAGAACCAGATGCTGGAGTCGCGATTCTTATACCAATGTTTGCGCCACTACCACCACTCAGTATTGGTATATCCACGCCGATGAGGGTAGTTGCTGTTGATGATGTTAGGTTTACCATCTGGTATCCAATAACATTTGTGGCACTCATTCCAGCGGCCGCGGCAGGGGTGAAATCGTAACCGACAAGAGTTCCTATTGTTGCCGTACTCGCTCCTGATACTCTTTGATAACCAATCGTTCTAACACCTATCACTGATGTAGCCTGAGTTGTTGCCGCAGAAGTCGATCTTAGAAAATAAGCATAATTCAATTGACCATACAATGTAGCAATAAGACCAGATGTTGCAACTTGAGTTTCATTATAAAAAGCGTAAATTAATCCTGTGTAAGTCTCAATTGCACTTGTGGTTGCCGCACCAACAACTGTGTTTATGTTAACACCTCTGTATTGCGCACTTGAGGAATATGGAACAGATAAAGTAGGTAAGAAATTGAAACCTATTTGTGTTGCGATAGGATCGCGTAATGTAAGTAAGTGAGTTGCAGAACCATTAGAACCTATGCTAAATCTGCTCGCAACTGCATTAGTTCCAGTCCCACTAATTACCCTAACATTAAATTTTGCGCCAGTTCCAGTACCACCTGTAGTCGGATAAGCATTTGATAATGCGTAGGATGTTCCTCCAGATGTGAGTGTAAATGTTAAAATAACTCCTGAACCATCAACACTATCGACTGTAATTGTGCCGTTGTTTCCACCACCTGTTAAAGTTAATACATCTCCAAGTGTATATCCTGTACCACCAGCGTTCAGAGTAACAGTTGTTACAATGCCTGTTGATGCTGGTGTAGCTGTCTGTATTGCAAATTGTGAGTTTCCAGAACCAGTGGAAGTTCCGCTTTGTAGAGTTAGTGTACCACCATTTTTGTCAGTTGCACTAGAAGTCGATCCACTTGCAGAAATTGTAAAATTATTGCCAGCAGTATTAGCTGTTGTTTGACGAGCGGCTGATAAAGTAAATGCCGATTGTCCTGTAGCAGTCAAAGTGTTGGCGGCTGATCTGTAAAACGATGTGTCTGTACCAAATAGAATACCAGAAACAGAACCACCAGTACCAGATAGCCATAAAGCGACACTTGTGTCAGAACCAGCAACGGGAGATACGATTTGTAAACCAATATTCTTACCACTACCACCTGACTGAGACTGTATTATTCCACCATAAACGTCAACTACTGAACCACCAGCATTGATAACTGGTGTCGATGCACTAAATCCATAAATTGCGCTTGCGGCTATTCCAGAGTCAACATCAGGTCTAGTAAGAAAACCGTAAAGTGTACCACTTGCTACACCTATTGACGGTGAAGAAAACATGCCATAACTTGTTGCCGCAGTAAGAGAACTATCAATATCGAACAATCTGTCCGTTGATGTAATGTCACCCTCTGTTCCGATAGCAAGACGCACACCTACCAAAATTGAGTCGTCTGTCTTGAGTTGATTCGCACTGACTCTATATAGATTTGCGTCTGTTCCTAAAGTTATTTTACTCGTAGAAGCATCAACTGTAAAATTATCACTTCCAGTTGTGCTATTTGTTCCAGACCAATATGTCACCTGTCCAGTTGTTCCTGTTCCAAGTACACTTGTTCCTGTAGCTGGAATTGTAAGCGTATACCCATCTGCTCCAGCAGATAATGTTATTGTATTATTTACTGTCAATGTTTTTGCAGTAGTTATACTTAGAAATCCAGTTGACCAAGCAACGTCTGTTGCATTTGGTTGTAAAACAGAGTTTGCAGTACCTTTAGATAACCTAGACCATTTTGGTGTAGAATTACCAATGATAACATCTCCTCTAACAACTGTATCGGTTAGAGTATCACCATGCGTACCAGATAATAAATCATGGTTAGAAGGTGCAAAATCGGAAATATTTGCAGTAGCATCAAACCATTTATTAGTATTATCCCAGACTAACAATTGACCTGATGTTGTAAAGTTAGCACCTTTAACATCAGATAAAATTGTTACTTTTGGAACAACTGCACCAATAACATTAATTCTACCATTTACAGCATGGGTATATTCAACAACACCAACGTTAATTATAAAATTAGGTGTTGCTGGAAAAGTAGATGTCAAATGTCCAGTAGAAGAAGGATTGACATAAACAGCTTTTCCTTCTGTTAAAAGACTTGTGTTAATATCTCTTACAATACCACGCATTGTAACATATCCAAATGCGTTTATGGCAATATCCTGAGTTGCAAGACCAGCAAAAGCTGTCGCAGATCCGATATTGGTAGCGTCTGTTAAATTAAATGCTGTCCATTGACCACTTGCTTGCACGATTGAAACAGCATCACCATTGTGAATTATAGAACCGGATACATTTTTACCATAGATATGAATTTCTTGACCATTTTGTAAAATAACACCATTTTCAAGAACTGTCGAAAGTGTATGATTATTTGTATCCCAATATGTAGAACCAATTGGTTCAGTACCAATTGCTGTATAAGTATTTTTATAATTTACATAATCAGCAGTATTTATACCTTTAGATGTAAATCCCAAATCCCCTGTCATTGTATCGCCAGCTTTTTCCACATACTGAGTATGAGGGTCGCCAACTGTTAAGTTTGAAAGAGAATTATGGTCTACACCAGCAGGAAGAACAACCGCAGAAATCTGTTGACCTGTAAGCGTAAAATCTACACTTGTGGTATCAGATACAGTAACATCACCTGTGTTTGTACCAGTTGTATTTCCTATGACTGTGTTTTGTGCGCTAGTCATATGATAATACTGTCCTGTAGTGCCGCCTTGTAAACCACTCAAGGAATTATGTACGAAACCAGAAACAGTAATGTATAAAGTATCGAAATATGTTTTTAAAGTTGCTTTTAAATTTTGCCAAGTTAATTTCTTTATACTGTATGTTGCTTCTGAATCGGCTATACCTAACTCATCAGCGTCTACAGGTGTAACCTTAGATGTTGCATTGTGTATTGCATTTACAGTAACATCTGCGCCAGCACTAATTCCATCTAACTTAGTCTTATCAGAACCAGTCATTAAACCTGATGCACCACCAGCTACAGCATTAGAAATTACATCAGAACCACCCGTCACGTGTGTAGAAGCATGAGTTGTAGGTGTTCTGGAGTCAGTCAGTCTTGTATCACTACCTAAAACTACCTGACCAGATGTTGCATTACCAACAGTAGGAACATCTTTACTTGCGGCAGTGCCTAATGTCGGTGTACCAGAAAGTGAACTATAAGCAATAGTGCCACCATCTCCCCCTAAGTGGTCGTGAGAATCACCATTAGTCACACCCTTACCAATAGGTGCAAAATTCAAATCAGATTGTGTCTTTGTGTAAGTATTTGTGGATGTCGAAATATCTGTTACAATATCCCATGTAGTGCCATTATACTTATAATATTGTTTTTCAGCAACAGAATAGACTATGCTACCTGTAATAAAATATGTTAACTCTGAGGTTACGTTGGCTATGGCAGAAATAGAGTGTATAGAAATCTCACCATCTTGACCAACACCATTCAAACCTTGAGCGGATTGAGAACCAGTTGTTACATTTGGAACAATTAACGGATATGGTTGTTCTGCCATAAAACCTCCTTTATACTAAGATAAATCTTAGCTAAAAAATTACATATACCAAACTGCATCTTCAAGCCATATTCCCCAATCATACCAAATGCCGCGTTCGTTTATTGCTTGCGGAGATGAACTTCCTAAAATCCAGACATAAATCAGATGATGAATGTTTCTATTTGGAGATGCTAAACCATTTGATCTAAGACCAAAGTCTGCTAAACCAAATTTGAACATGCTGTTGTCGATCAGGTTATCTTCAAATTCTTCTTCATTTTTTTGCATATTAAACTCCTAAAAGATAATTGCTACAAAAATATCAGAAATTCCAGATTCCTTAACTTTTAGAGAATAAACACTAACATTATAATCACTTGTGGATAATTTTACAAAACCATCCAAATCCATAAATAGATCGGAATAAATTCCTAATTCGTTTATATCTACTGTGATTTCAAAAGGACAAATCAAAGTAAGTTTTTTTGCAACCAAAGAGGTTAATCCTAAATCGGTACGCATTTTATCGAATAAGTCCTCATTTGCACCAACAGTAGAATACTTTTTGGAATAATATTTACCTTGTATCATAAAAGTCCTCCTTAAACCAAAAAAGGCAGTATCATAAAACTGCCTTTTTATTAATCATAAACTATATTTATTATTGTCGAATTTGGTTTTTTTGAGGATTTCTCTCAATTGAAACATTGATTCCAATCTCAAAACTACCATGATTAGTAGGAACAAATTTCGGACTTGCTTCGATGTGAAAACCAAACTTTTCGCAAATTTCGTTGTAAGCATCGACAAATTCCTGCATTTTTTCTTTATCATCCATAAAATTAATCTTCCTCTTTCAATTTATTAAAAAAATCTTTTTGAACGAATTTTCTGATAAACTTTTTCTTGTCGATCAGTTTTCTTTTATTTTTTAGATTATCTGATAACCTGAAATAAATTCTAGGTCTTTCATCTCCACCAATAACAATTTCTTTTTCAGTTTTATCATTTCTGATAGTGAATTGCTTTGCAGATACAAACTTCATTTTTCCAAAACCGTAAATATATAAATCTTCTTTGTTCTCTACACAATCCTGAAAAACTGCTATCATAGACTCTATCAGAGCATCACAGTCTCCATAAGTAAAGCCACTTTTTTTAGAAAGTGCTTTCAAAAAATCACTTGTATTCATGTTTTTTAACCTCTTTGTACCTATATATCATTAATAGTGAATGGTAGTCTAAATGATTACATATAATTAATTACCTACTATCCTTAATAAGTAGATTGGTGTCTAAATGATTACATTATGACTACAGCATAATTATATTGTAATTACACTGGTTTTCTTTCTAAAATTACCAACATTAACTCTAACTTTTTCTTTCCGAATAATCTTCTGACAGTCTTTGCAGAATTTTTGTCTGTTGGATGTTTTAGGCGTTGGTAATCCACACTTCTCACAGTATATAATTTCGCCACCATTCTCACTGATATATTTCTCTATAGGATTATCGTTTGCTAAAACTTTTACTGCTGGTTTTGAATTGTCGTTTGCAAACATTATCTTAGCTTTTTGATTCCTACTTGCGTCTAACAATCCTAATAAAACAAATTGATGTAAGAGCATTGGAACGTTTTTTATAGAAACCTTTATTTGCAATTCTCTGCAAAACTTGTGCGTATTCTTATGAGATATACTATAACCTAAAAAAGTTTTCTTATTTTTTGGATATATTGTATCGAATTTCTCTCTTTTGGCAGATACAATCATTGCAAATAAAAGTTTCTGAAATTTATAATTTTTTACAGTTTTTATTTTTTCAATTTCATATTGTGTTATAACCACATCTACATCAGATTGAGGCTTTATCTTTATGGCTGATTTCATAGCACTTTGAATAGCCTTCCTACTTAGAACCAAATTAAAATTTTTGTCATATTTTTCTGAAAAATTTATAAGATATTTTATAATTCTTCTTTCTTTATACTCCAACTCCCAATATAAATACTGAGCGAGAGCGAAAACATCCCAATAACTAAATTTTTCAAAACCATTCTCGAATATATTCTTGCCGTACTCATAATCTATATCTGGATATTTCATAATTTTTATACAAATATTGTAAAGAACCATCCTTATTTTCAACAGGAATTGAAACTGAGTTATTATTATTTTTCAAAAGATTTTCGCAAATACCATCACCGAAAACCTTCCAAGCGAATTCTTTATTTTTACCATATTGATAAGTTATTACAACAGAAAGGTTAGCCAACTCTCTTACATCGGAACTAACTATAGTAAAAATTCTTTTTCTAAGATTTGCTATATATTGTTCTATGGTAGAAAAATCACTTTCGTTATTTCTGACAATTATTCTCTGGTTAGTGTATTCCTCATAGAATCTTTCCAAAAGAACCAACTTATCGTAATCAATAAAAATATCATCGTCAATATATCTACTAAAATCAAACTTAAGTTTAGAAGTTTCAAATTTTATTTCTTTTATTTCCTTATCCAGATGACGCATAATCTTGTTCATAACACAATCATTGTGAATAAAGAAAGAAAATTTATAATATTCTTTCAGGATTTTTTCTTGTTCTTCTGTTCTATCCTTTTTAGAAACCAAATCTTCAAAAGAAATTCCCCATTTCATTTTTGCGTAGCTATCGTAATTGTCAATTTCTTTTTGATATTTTTTTCTATAATCAGGATAAAGAGTGTAGAAGAACAATGGTCTTTTTTCTACCATAATCATATTTTCCAAAGAAATTTCTTCTTTTTCAAAATCTTCTAAATCTTCTTCTATTTTTTGAAATTTAGTCCAATGTTCAGGAAATGGGTCTACAATAATACCTTTACCAGCATCAATTGTATTACCTTGTTCTCTACGCAATGCCGCCAATCGAATTTCTATCATCTCACGTTCTTGACTACCTACAGAATAATCAGATAGCATTGCATGATATGTACTCGAAACGTTGGTTACAAATCCAACCTTACAATTTAGACCGTCATTATCACTTTTAGATAGTGTTTCCTGATTTAACAAAACTTTTTTAGCAGAACGTTTTTCATAAGATACAGGTTTACCAATTTTGGCTCTTTCTATAAATTCTTTTTGATTAGTTGTAAAGACGAGATCACCATCAAACTTTTACACCCTCAGTTTCCTGATATTTTTTAGGGACTAGACTATATCTTCATCTCTTTCGAGAGCGTGGGGCTTCCCAACAATGAATTTCACATTGAAGGTACAGTTAGTCGTTACACCTTTCTGTTTTCACAGACTCGGCACGATATTAGCATAGCTTTCGCCTTAGCGTTCCATCGTTAGCAGGATTAGTTGTGTTGCACAACACATCCCACACCTGACATTTGTCAGTTCTCCACGTTATTATTTTTAGTGTCACCACTAAATCAGACTATGATTAATCTGAATCTGCCATTACAATCGTATCAATCTCACCATAAGGTAAAATAATTCCAGAAGTTATATGATTATACCAATAATAACAATCCGCTCTTTTCAAAAGAGGCATTACATTCACCTCAGTGTAGTGGGTGAGAGGTGCGCGACATCCAGCAATAACTTCCACATTTTTATTATTCCAATAATTTGAATAATATTGTTTCTTACCTAACAGACCAACTACTTCTAAACCTAAGAAATGTTCAGCCTGTGCATATGGGTCTACAATCAATGCAGAAAAATTACCATGATGAATTGTAGCACCTAGTTTTGCCTCTTTTATCGTTTTATTCAAACATCTGACAAAATGGTTTCTAACATAGCTATCATTTGCCACATTTTCATCAATCATCAACGCTTTCAAAACAGGGTCTTGTAAATCGTAAAACCAATCAGCATTATTATCTTTCAATCTTTTATTATCCGAACCTAAGAGAAAAAGACTCATCTTATTAGCATCGAAACCATATAAATTTTTTACATGATCTACTGTTGGTTTACAAAAGTTTTCTATATCGTTATCTTGCAAATCTAAAACTTGCGTAAACTGATAATTACTAAAAACATAATCCTTTTCAGTTTCTAAAGATGGCGCATATCTTGTGATACCAAAGGATAAATTATTCTTATTACAATTTTCTAAGAAATCCTCAAGTGATTTATAACTATCATAAAGTTTAAACTGTGAAACCGAAAGAATAAGATCATAATCTTTTATTTTTCTTTTAGAACCCCAAGCATCTGTAACTTCTTCAACATTATGTGCTTCGGCTAAACCTTTGAAATCGAATGTTACAACATTTCCTTTTATAAAAGGGGCACGAATAATACTCCAGGAAGGAACATAATCTAAACCTATATTCTCAGACCATTTTCTCATTAATTCTGGTGATATAAGACCTTGACCGTCAAAACAATTAACCATAAATTCTTTGGTTAGTTCTTCTACTTTGATCTCTTTACCGACACCAGAAACCCATTTTACATCAAAATTTCTTTTTACTTCCAAATCTGGTAGAACGATGAAACTCGGAAAATCCACTATAAGAGATGCAGAATTATATAAACCAAAATAAGCATTAAATTTAGCTGGAACTAATTCTTTCTCTAAATTTCTACCATTATCTAAAATAAGATTAACCTTGTCGAAATATCTCTGTTGAATAAAATTTACAGTATTACGTCTAATATTTCCAGCACCGGAAAGAAAGCGAACATATTCTTCACCATTTATAAAAAGACCGTTCTTAAGAATTTTTTGATAATGCGCTTTATTGACAATATGGATACTAACAATTTCTGGTACAAACAGTATAGATTCAATTTTCTGATTAATCTCAAATAAAATAGCCTTATTTTGTTCAGTATCTTTGAGTTTCGTGATTTTCTTTTTCTTCTGTAGTAAATCGTACAATTCTTTTCCTGAAAACTCAAGTTTCTTCACCTCCCTCAGTGTTCTTAGAACCTGATTATCTGCAAGTCTCACAATTTCTAAATTTCTTTGTGCTTCTGCGAAAGTAATGTGCAGATTGTAGTTTACATCCCTTAATCTATCAGATTCAAACTTGAAAATAAAAAAACTTTGTTGTTTTTTCATGTAATATTTCTACTCTCCTGATAATTCCCATTCTGTTGGTTCTAAATTCCATTTGTAGGTTATATTTTTATACCTACGATAACTCATTTCACTCCAAACATATCCATCGTCATCCAAATCATCAAAGAAATCATAGTATTCTTCATCAAATTCTTCTGAATAGTTATCACAAGTTTTTACACCAGAACAAAAAGTGAAAAATACACACTCATCACATATTGGTGAAAAATCTTCATAACCATAATCTTCTAATTCATCCATAACTTACTCATTTCCAGCCTCTTTCTTATTCTGAGGCTGGACATAAGCTAAATCCTTAATATACCTCTGATATTTAGAACGGCTACCAAAAATCTTTTTAGCTAAAGCCATAGCAAAACCAATTTCTTTGTCGAAATAATCACCTTCACTAGCTGTTACAACTGTTTTTGTGCCATCTTGCCAAAATACTACAGTTGTTTCATTGCTGTAAATAATCCTATTTGGTTTATATGGTTCGTATTTTTCAGTTTTCAAAATTCTCTCAGGCGGTTTCATCGTAGTTTCTCCTGTTGTTGTATAAATTGTTCTTGCAAACGGTACAAAATCTCTTGCTGTGATCGTAATCCTATAAGGTTCTTTCTTTTCCGTCATTCTAAAATTCCTTTCTTGTATTTAAAATCTTTTAATATGTTTATCCAACAAGTATCACAAATATCCAACTCTAAAACAACATTATCTAAAATACTACCATAACCAAATTGTAAAGTTGTATGCGACATCCTACCTTCTTCGATACTTGCGGTTTCAAACTCATTACCACACCTGTCACACATGATATGCGTAACAGAATTTACTTCTACAACCATTTTCACTTTTTTACTAGCCATAATAATCGTACTTCCAACCGTCATCACCAGTTTTATAAAGATTCTTACGATTAATTTCCTGATGACATTTTGGACACTCAATCAAATCCCAACCATCACCAGCAATCTTTACTTCCAAACCACATTGATGAGTAAAATTTATTTTTTCTTCGGCTGTTTCATATCGACAAGAAGGACAATCACAATCCTCATCATCTTCGATATTGGCAATAACACTCTTTTTCTTTTCTTTGATAGACTTAATAACAAATGGCGTGTTCTTACCAAGAGTTTCTTGCAACCATAAAATACTTTCTTCTACAGCCAAGATAAAATCACCCGCCATAATATTAAAAGTAAATTTTTCGTTTTTCTTTTCGTTCAGAATAGTAGCCTTAACTTCATAAACTTTTTTCACTTATACTTCTCCTCTTTTAATTTTTTAGCGCAAACATCGCAAAGTGTCATTAACCAATAGTTTTGTGAAATAAGCGTTCCTTTAGAAGAACCACATTCTTCACAGGTAAATAATGATTTACGTTCTGCTATATCCGCAATCTTTTCAGCCTGTTCAGTAGAAGAACTAAAATAAATTCTTAAACTACCATACTTTTCTTTAATCTGAAAAATTCTAAAATTCTTATTCTCAAGTTTTAGAAGTTCGCCAAATGCTTTCAGAATAATACCATACCAACCTTTACCTACAGGAAATTCGATTTCATCATCTTCCTGAAACCAAAACCAATATGGATTCTTATTTGCCATAATAAATTCTCTCGTTCTTCTTGTAAACGTCACTTGAGGTATCACCATCTCTAACACAAGCATCCATAACCAGTTTAGCTAAGATTTTATCATTGGGATTACTATAAACCTGAAAAGAAGAATTCTTCTTGCTGGCATCATCTAAAGCTAAAAAACCTAAACCTAAGATACCAAAAACAAATAAACTGATCGGATCAGCTTTAATTCCATAACCTCTACAACGACCCATTTTTTACCTCCAGGTTTTTCCATGATAATTCTTCACCACAATAAGGACAATACTTCCAAAACTTTTCTTTTGTAAGAAATAAACTATGGATAAGCACCTCATTGCATTTTGAACATCTATAAACCTTAGAATTACCTAGAGTGGATTCAACAATCATATTTTTCACTCCAACCTAAATCTGTAATACAATTTTGTAAAATATTCCTAATATCCTCATTCTTGTTCTTTTCAGAGTGAAAGGTGAGGATAAACAGATAACGTAACATTACTTCCCACTCTTTTCTAATATCTGTATATTTCTTTTTAGTCTGTTCTAACTCTGCTAAAATTCTACTATATTCTTCACTACTAACATAATCACTATCGTTAAGACATAAACAATTTGCAAAACCTTTATCTTCCTTCATACATTCTCCTTTTTTTTTTTAATTAGACAAATAGCATCTAGAATACCTCAAAATGCCTTATAAATTGACCACCACGATGTCAAACAGAATTATGTGTCACATTCTATGGCTACTAAGAAAATATGTCATTTTTAGGCGTTTTCAGGCATCCTACATATTTTCGTAATTATTCATTTCTCAGTGTACACACTATACCACAAATTCTTATTTTTGTCAATAGGCAATATTCCAAAACACCAGAAAAGCTATATTATTCCTCTGAAAACTCGTTTCCCCTATTTAAATAATAATGTTAATATTAATAGATACTTAAGGTATTTAAAAACATAGTTATATTGTAAAGTATCTATAATGTTATATTATTAACAATTCTACTAATGTTAATATTATTGACTTAAATAATTAAATTAAAGAATCTTCTATACTACTAGATATTACGATTGTATAGTGTTAATCATTAGATATAATTGTAATGTTACAATCATTTAATTATATTCTATAAAATATCTATAATGTTATAGTATTGTAAACTATTAGATATGATTAACTAATTAACATTATATTTAAACTTATGGAAGGAAAATGAATTAGCAGAGGAAAAATATACCTTTTCTCACTTTTTTAGCCGATTTTTAGCTTAGAAACCAGATAAAAATGTGCCTGTATCGACAATATTTTTCTTTGGTAGCCAAGAATAAATGGCGTTATTATTTTACTGAATTTTATTATTTTTTTAATCTTCTCTTAATCTTCTACTCATCTTATTTTAATGTTCACAAGATACTCCTACAATGCCTCAAAATGGCCTCTAAATTGACCACTGTAAGGTTTCTACGGATTATATGACCTTTATACCTTTTTGTTAAACTTGTCTGTTTTTGCCTAGTTTTTTTGAATTGTTTCATCTTATATTATTTTTGTCTTAGGAGTATATAAAACGGGGCGCGCCATAAATAGCGGGGATAACTACGAAAAGTAGTCAACTGGTAGTATCTGAATACAGGCACGCATAGTATGGGGTGTACTCCTATGTAGGAATATGGGATTCTATTGACAGGGTGATTTTTTATAATAATTGTAATAAATATTAATAATCAGTGATGATTTATTTTTATTACAATCAGATAAAAAGGATGCTTTTTGTATTATTTTTTTGTTTAGTTTTGTTTATTTATTGACCATAATGTTTTTCTGTAAAATTATTTTTTTATATATTTGATTTATTTGGTTTATTGTTATTTTAGCTATGCAGATATTTAGAATATTTTTAGAGTTTTTTTATTATAAATGAGTGTGTGAATATATGTGCCGGGAGAGACTCGCTGCGCAAGTGGTCTGCCGTCATGCAAAATACGGTATATCCTACCTTATTACTCTAATTAATAAAATGAATATTGTACTTAAAATAATCAATATATTTAATACTAATAATCAATATAATCAATGATCCACTTAAGTATATTTATAATTCATTAGTTGAATAATAAATATAATTAATATAGACTAAATCAGTCTGGTTTGATCCTGCCTGCCTGTGTCGCTATTCATTCTGTGTATAGAATGAATAGTGATAATATACATATATGTACATAGCTATATATAAGAATAATGTATTAATAATTAGCGGTATAATGATCTGATACCCTATCGTAAGGAAGCGTCAACACCTTGAATAAATACCTTGCGTGAGAGTGCATCTACTGCATAAACACTCCCAATCGATAATATATTATAAGACGAACTTAACAGATTATGACATTGTACAATTAACCACTATAAACAATTAACTACTCTTAACTATCATATATCACAATAGATATACTATAAACATACAATAATACAATAATACAATAATACAATTATAACTCTCCCTACGATACCAGTATATCTAATCATCCTGACATAAGGTGACCTCTCACGTGTACACACACGCGCGCAAGGCTATTGTATAGAACTAATAAAACATGATAAAATTTTAATAATTCTAATATTCATTCTATGAATATTTCAATATACGTCATTCTAAGCATAAAAAGGGTAAAATAATGTTAAAGATTTTAATAATTCTAATAAAAGCGCATATCGTTTCCGATTCGGCAAAAAAAAAGAAATTTATTGTCGTTTTAGATTAGAGTTTATCTTTTTTGCCATTAAAAATATTGCAATTTTAAAGAGATTATGGTAAAATTGTGTCATCAAAAGGTAATAACCTTAAATCAAAACGTCCAAACAATAAAGAAATAAAGGATAAATAAAATGAGTACAATTAAACCCCCGAGATGCAATAAATGTAATATAGATATGATTCTAGTGAAAAATACTTTTTACTCTTGTAGAAACTATAGGTCATGCGCTTGCAAGACAATCAATTCGTACCAGTGGTATAAGCAAAATACCACAAATGAACCTATGGCAGAATCGACAATTGACACAGAAAAGCAATTGTCAATTTACCAATACGCCATTAAAGAAGTTTCAACTAACACGAATAAAAACATTTTAGTAAACGCCGAGCCCGGCTCGGGCAAATCGTTTATGGCGAAAATTATAGCGTTGTCTCAACCTCCCACAACTAAAATTTATGTTGGAGCGTTTGGGAGCGAGGCAACAAAAGAGCTTGCAAGTAAAATTGTAAAATCGAATATTTTAGTTAAAACTTTCCATAGTTTAACGCTTGCGGCTTGCAAAATTGCTTTTAAGGGTATGAAACTTGACACAACAAATCAAAAGTACATAGGTTCATTTAACAACTATGTAAATGAAAATTGCACTAGCAAGGATGACAAAAATAGTGTAATGGCTTTAATGGGCGATGTACTGAAAATAATCGCATTAAAACATAATACCTGTTTATCATGGAGCGAACTGAAAAAACACAATAATATGATAAATTGTGTTGAGATAGATTTGGTTTCCGGCATAGGTCAAGTAATTTTCGAAAATTGCATTAAAAATACAAGTATAATCACTTTTGATGAAACATTGTATTTTTGCGCTATGGGGCAAGCTAAAATCGAATATTTTGATTTATACATAATTGACGAAGCCCAAGATAGTAACCTATCTCAGATAGCCATACTTGAAACCATGTATAAAAAACATGGATCAAGGTCAATATTCTTGGGGCAGCCGGAGCAAAGTATTTTCGGTTTCAGAGGAAGTGATCATAGGGCTTTTGAGACAATCGGTAAAATATTCGATTGTCAATTAATGCCATTGTCAATATCTTATCGTCAGCCAAAAATTATTCTTGATGAACTGATTAACCCTATGTTTAACAAAAGCATAGAATCTGGAAGTAAATTGGACGGTTCAATAAACTATACTACCGATTCTAAATTATTTTCTGGCGATAACGTTATACCTGATAAAAGTCTGATATTGTGTAGACTAAACGCTCCCATGGTTAAGCCCGCTTTCGAACTACTCAAGCGCGGCGTGAAGTGTATAATTCGCGGCCGCGATATCGGGCAAAATTTATCATACATAATTCAAAAGATTGTAAGCGAATATTCCATAGCAGATAACAATCTACCGTCTTTTGTAGAATCTTTGCAAGAATACGTCAATATTCGAATAGCTAAAATGAAAAATCCAATTGCTATACAGGAACTTTCTGATAAGAAAGAGATGCTAGAATCCTTTGCAATTGAATGTGTATCTATTACGTCCATGTATTCTAAAATCGATTCTCTATTTTCGGATATGGAAGAATCAATAGTCTTTTCAAGCATCCACAAAGCTAAAGGGTTAGAATCGCATAACGTTTATATTCTATACCCTGATTTAATGCCGAGCAAAAAGGCTGTTACAGATGATGATCTTATACAAGAGAAAAATATAGAGTTCGTGGCCTATACACGTTCACTTGAAAACATAACAATTGTAGTAAAGGATGGTAAGTAAAAAAAATAAAGCGCGTGGCAACTAGCACGCGCTTTATTTTTACCCACAAATCCGACTATTTCTACCTTATTTGTGGTATTCTACCTGGCTGATGTGGGAGCGTCTTAATTTAACTTTTATTTTTAAGACAATAGCAGGCATCATAAATCAGACGTAAACTATCTTATTTACCTTTGTTAAATAAGTTAACACAAATCCTCTCACAATGGCTTCTGAGAGTAAAAATGCCGTTCTTTAACATTTCATTGTAAGAAAAGTTAACAAATTAAATTTCCGATTCGGCAATAAATTATTCGATTTGTTTCCGAAACCGACAAAAAATGATCTAAAAATTGTAAGATTCGACAACTGAATTTTGAATTAAAAAACGCTAAAATCAGGTAATCTGATACCTTGAAAATAATCGCTTCCGAAACCGACAATTTTAACGTGATTCTTTGCCGAAACCGACAAAAAACACACCGATTCTTTGCCGAAACCGACACAAAAAACGTCAATTCGTTTGCAATATTTTTAACTGGTATCGTGCCACAGAAGTTTATACATGACAAAAGTTATCCGATTTCCGGTAGAATTATCTTATTAATCGGATTAAACCTATTAATCCGATTAATCACATTAATCCGATTAATCAGATTAACCCGATTAATAGGATGATTTATATTTAAGATTATTATCATAATTATCTTATGAATATTTTTATCATAAAAATAATAATTATTATATTTATAATTATTATCAGAAAATTATTAAAAATAATATCTAAGAAATTTAAGATAATAATTATAATAATCTTAATTATTATAATTTTGATTATTATGACAATTATCTTAGATATTAATATCTAAGATAATTATGATAAATATATTTTTTAAAATAATTATGAAATTTAAGATAAAATTCTTAAATATAACTATACGAATTATGCGCATAGGCTGATTTTAGAATATTAGTGCGTATAGTTATAATTTCAGGACGGCTTGATATTATTTTTAAAATATCTTAATTTTCAGGCTAAATTTAAGTTAATGCGCTCCACAACCTGATTATAAATCTAACTGCAATCAAATACTATTGTAATTGGAATATAAAACGATAAAATCTAACTTACAACCCTATACTAGAATGACCAAAAAAGGCATTAAAACGGCTTAAATTAGGGTTTTAAAGCATTTTAGGTAATATCTACCATGTAGCAAAAAAAATCGTTTTTTTTATGCTGAAATTTTGCGTTATTTCATGGGATATTAATTCGCCACTATTCCTACCTTTTTTGTCCGATTGTATATATTAAATACCACAAAAGTTATAATCCGTCAAGGTTAAAATTAAAGAATATTCTAAAATTCTAATAATTAAATCCGCTTGCAAGGCTGATTTTATTAATGCGCATAGGCAATAATACAGATTTTAAATATAACCTTTTGGCTATTCCAATAATAAAACGATATTAAATATTATTTCTTAAATTTTGAGATAATTTTAAGACAATTAGAATCCGCTCCCCTATCGTGATTATAGTTCTGGATTCTGGATTAAAACAAAAAAGAGCCTGATAAATCAGACTCTTTTTATCGGATTTTTTTTGGATTAACGAACGTTTTCGTTAATCCAAAGGGCCATTCCCTGATATAGCGGATTTGGGCGGCGAGTATTTATTGCCATAAGCATTGTAAACAGGTCAATCATGGTCTTATTTGTAGCAGAATCCGCTTCGCGGTGATTCTTGACATATTTCTGATTATATTCTTTGATCATTTCTTTAGCTTTGATTTCAAATTTAGTTGCCATTTTATTTATCCTTATTGAACTGTGTTTTATTCGATTAATTTGATTATACTTGCAATTTTACCAGAGTCAAGGGTTAAAATGCCATTTTATATTAAAATCAGATAAGAAATAGATTAATAAATTTTAATGTTTGTTTACCCTGGGGTTGGATAAATTATTCTTAAATTAAACCAAAAAATTAAGACTGATATTGCCATTCTACCAGTCTTAAAATTTTAGATTAAAATAAAAACCGGACATTTTAAGTCCGGTTTTGTTTATCGCGGGCAGCAAGCGTCATTTGGTGAAAACCAACCCAAGATATTTGTATAAGTTTCCTCTAAATTGGATGGAATATATGCTACAACCTTCTCCATACGATCTTCAAAGTAGACAAATCCGATAAACTCAGTGGTGATTGTGATATTACCATCCCATTCTTTTTTGGTATCAATCTGGACAATATCGGTAATCTTCATATTATGAATTTTACCAGAAATTGCAACCTTTCCGATTTGGGCCGGGTGGCAAGTTCTGGTAATATTGTTTTTGAAATCGGTTTCAATAAAGTTATAAGTTGTATTTGAGATTGACATTTTATTTATCCTTATTTATTGAACTGTGTTTTATTAGATTAATTTGATTTTACCACTGATTATATCTGTGTCAATCCCCCAAAATTACAAATTACATTAGAAAATTTTAATCTAATTTTCTGGTATCAGGCGGCTGATTATTCTTAAATTTCACTTGAAAATTAACATCCAATTTTAATACACGATTCTTAAAATAAGAAGAGTTGTATTTTACTACAACCCTTTTTTTATCTGTGATTTTATTTTTTATGAATATAGCTTGACGCTCCCAAAATTCGTATAAAATCCATAATTCCGATAGGATTTGTCTTTGATGTCCTCTTTTGTTTCATTGTAGAATTCTAATGCTTTTGAACTGGTATAAGCATACCATGAGCAAATCAAACGATTATTTTTTGTGTCAATTGCACTAATGATATAAACTCCATGATTTGTGTATTGAATAGAAACCTTGATCTTCCCAAAAAAGTACAATTTAGTGATTTCATCGCCGCGCTTTAATTGATTTATTTTGCTTAACATAATTTTTTTATCCTTTTTTATTGTTTACTTGATTAATTTAATTTTACCACTAATTTTCACCCTGTCAAGGGTTAAAATCCAAAAAAAACCATTAAAACAATTGCTAGAAATAAGAGTATACCATAAGCTATAAAATCGCTTTTTGCGTTCATTTATTTAATCCTTTTTTTATCGTCTTAAAATAGTCTCTATTAAAAAGAAAAACCGGATAATCTCTATCCGGTTTCTTTTGGGATCTGTGTGATTATTTTAAAAATTATACTCTCCGATTTTCTGATAAACGCCGTCTGTGAACTCTCCCCGATAGAAAACTTCTATACTAACCAGATAATTTATCTCATTTTTACCCATTTCAGATTCTACCAGTTCATTAACGTTTTCTGGCAAAGAATTATACACCTTGCAATAATCCCCACGATAGGGTTTGTTGGGCATAAAGTGAAAATTTACAATATACATTTTGTTCTCCATTTTTTTTATTATTTTGCTTGACTGATTTAATATTATCATACAAATTTTACCACGTCAAGCCTTTTAGATTAAAATTAGATTAAAATCAGATTAGAGAATTTTAATGTTCTGTGTACTCTTAAAATTATCACTTAAAATAAAAATACCAGTGTTGCCACTGGTATTTAGAGTGAAATTGTCTTAGTTGTCCTTTACCATTAAATCTACCTGATTTATAAATCGGACAAAACGAGTCCACAAATCAACGCTCATTAGGTAATTGAAATTTAATCCCAAACAATTTGTCAGAAATAAACCGATACAATCAATTCGCTTTTCCCCATTAGACTCGTTAAAGCATAATTGAATTTTAAAACTGGTATATTCATTACCGAACGTATATTCCTTATTGTAAAATTCTAACATGATAGTTAATCCTTTTTTTTATCTGTGTTTTATTGTCGTTATAAATATATTTTAACACCTTTTATATCTGTGTCAAGGGTGAAAATAGACTATTTTTAAAACTGGTATGCTAGAAAATATCTTAAATTTATCGCTTAAAATAATAAAATCAGACTATAAAAGTCTAATTTTATTATCTGTGTTTTTTGTTTTTTAGTTAAGAAACGCTCCGAAGATTTCCAGGATAGCGGGCGAAAAAATAAGAAATAACACCACAAATACAATCACAATGAAAGTTGTCATATTAATTTTCCTTTTTTTATTTTTTTTGTTTTTGTCGTTCACTTGCTATATATTATCATGGTATATTGAACCTGTCAAGCGATTTAATCCAATTTTAGATTAAAATTACATTAGAAAATTATTCGATACCAGTCTTAAAAATAGTGCTTAAACTAAAAGCCGGACAATTTCTGTCCGGCTTTTAGATTTTTATTAGTCTCCCAAACCATCATAATAATGATCTACGAACGATAAAAGACTAAAGGTATCGTGATTATAATCACGATACACAGTTAAAGACCTTTCACAAGAGTCGTAAAAACCAATGCCGATAGAAAAATCTTCAAAATTTACAAACATTTTAGTTGTCATGCAATTTTGCATATACCAGTTATTAATCATGTTAATTTTCTGTTCAATGATGATTTCCATTTTATCTCTCCATAGGTTTATTTTTTACTGATAATCTATTCTATCATGTAATTATGAGTACAACATTAAGAAAACATTAAAATAAAATGAGAGTTTTAGAATATTTATATCCCAGGATAAGGTTAAAAAATAAAATCCGCTATATTTTGAGTATAGCGGATTTTATAAAAACGATTGAAATTTAATGTAAAAATGCCAGAACTTCAAATCTACCAGAAACCATTCGATACCATGTTAGAGTGAAATGAATATTGACAAAATTTGTCGGAATTGTCATTCTACCTTCACTCCCACAAATAAGACCTTCCCACTCTGTATTATCTTCTTGCAGTGGTATGATACCTTCTGTCTTAATAATCTCGAAAATTTCAGTTAATGGGACTGAATTAAAATATTTGTTTGTCAAGAGATTATTTAACTTTTTGTTTGCAATATTCTTAGGGGTCATTTTGTCCTCCGAAAATTATAATTTACTGATATATTGATTATATCAGTAAATTATAATTATTGTCAAGGGTTAAAAATTATTGGTTAATCGTCATAGCGAGACAAACGTTAACCATTTTACAATTTTCACAATCTCCCTTCAAATTATCCTCAAAATAATTTTTAGCAAAAAAAATTGTACTTTCAGGATGTAAAATTCCACCCGCTGTTAAAGTTGCCAAACACAATACATCTTCAATTGTTTTTGCTCCATTTAATTGTGAAACAAAAGTTATATCTATTGTTTTTCGTTCAATTGCCATTTTATACCTCATTTATTATTGTTTTATTGTCTGTATAACCTGATTATACTACCATTTCTTACCCTGTCAAGGGTTTAAAATCAGTATTCTATAAAACGTTCTAAATTGGCTTAAATTTCAATTGACATGTATTTTATCGTTTTTTACTGCTAAACCCCAAATTATGCCATTTTAACGCCATTTTGAGGATTCTACAATAAATCTTATACCAGATATAAGAATACTGGATTATAGAATACTCTTAAAATTTCTGCTTAAAATAAAAAAGAGTCTATTTCTAGACTCTTTTTATCTTGTTACTCCTTAACCCAATACCAGTTAAGGAATATGTATTGCCCGAAAATAACCAAACAACGCCCATGATCTAGCCTACCCCACTCAATCCACCAGATGGGTTCTGAAAATACCACCCGCCACGTATACCGTTTATGCCATTTCATTTTTTACTCTCCGTTTTATCTGTCTTTTATTTTCGATGTATTTATCTTATCAGAAAAGATAAAACCTGTCAAGCCTATTTTTTAGATTCTCATAATCTTTTAATCTTCTGAAATCCTCTTAAAATTTCTGCTTAAAATAAAAATCAGTCAAGTGATTAACTTGACTGATTTTATCCGATTAGTGGTTTAAGATATATTTTCTGATGTATGGCAACTCATAATTCCAATCTTGCCCCACTGTGTAGTGGACAATATCACCCTGAATTGTCAATCTTTCCTTCATCCATCCTTGTAATCTACTGTAAAAAAAGTATTCTACAATTCGCGCATGCAACTTATCTTTTGTGGACTTTCGGCAACCATGAGAAATCATACCATATAAGGACAATTTCTGCGCTTCTGTCAATTCGATTTCTTTGCGTTCCAAAATTTCAAAAGTTGTCTCGTTCATTTAATTCTCTCCGTTTTTTTGTTTTTTGTTTGCTTATAAATCTATTTTACACGATAACTTTTTATTTGTCAAGGGTTAAAATCCTCATTTGGCTAAATTCGTTTGTTTCAATATCAGAAATCTTGTCAATAGGCAAAATTTACTTATCCCCAAAAATTTTCTACAATACTGAAATCTATTTTCAAATCGTTTAAAATCCGCTTGACAATAGTCAACGCTTTATATAAATCTTTTTTGTTCGTAAAATAAACACAATCCTTATCTAAATAATAAGATTTCAAATATTCAAACATGGGAATTCCAAAAACTTCATTTTGTTCTATCCCACTTGCAATAAAACATTCTGATTCATTTTCCAGAATCGGATTCGATTCATCAGGTACATTGAGATAAATGTAATAATACTGATAATTATTGTCCAAACCAAATTCCCACGAACCGAAATCACATAAGGATAATTCGAGTCCAGTTTTTTGGTATTTATTGATTAAGGTTTCATTCATTTGATTCTCTCCAAAATTTATTTACTGATTAACCTGATTATAAAACACAAGTTTTATTTTGTCAAGAGTGAATTTTACTCGTCCCATTCAAAAGATAACTCGGCTTTTCCATCATTGTTAAAGTATTCTTTTACGACAAAAATTGTCCCGTTATCATCTACTTCAACTTTATTCATAGAAAGGTAAGCGTCAACCTTTGCACAATGTAAAACACGATAAAGACGGTCAACAATACTCCCTTTATTGTTTAGTGCAATTTTGCATTCACTTCCCAACTCCAAAGAAAAATTTTGATTAACTTTTGTAACCTTCATTTTATTCTCCTGTTTTATTTTATAACCTGATTAGATTATAAACCTAATCAGGTTATTTGTCAAGAGTGAATTTTAGAAATGATCATAACAATTATACAGATAATCATAATAATCGTTAATTTTCTCTTGTGTATCAGAATCAATTTCAAATAATCTTTTAATCTCTTATCCTGGCTTCTTAAAATAACCTGTTAAAATAAAAAGACTGGTAGAATTTTCTACCAGTCTTATCTTATTACTTATAAATCAGTTCGTAGGTTGTATGGTGATCAATCATAGATTTTCGATATAATGTATCGTATTTCTTTAATTGGGATTTCTTAAGATTTTCAATTGCCTCAACCCAATCTTCATACGTTTTGGGGTCGTTAAGCATTGACGATAATTCTACATATTTATTAACAATAATCATAAGATATTTTTTGAGATTTTCAGGCTTATTTTTACCAGAAATCTCCATAATCGTGAAACTTTCAAAGATCGAACCCGCAACCCGAGAGTATTGCATAGCATGATAAATTTGACTGGTATACTCTGAATTTTCATTCAACTTTTCAATCATATCAAAAATCATGTTCAAAGGTGAAATTGCCATTTTATTTTTCCTTTTTTTTATTTGTTTTTGTTTGATAATTCAATTATACCGCGATTTTCTGTATTGTCAAGAGTAAAAAACATTAAAAATATTTGAATTTTAAGATAAACGTTTTTATATTTTCTCCACAAAAATCATTTATCAATCTTGCAAACGTTTTAACCATTTCTAAACTAATGGAAATCATCCCATGCCGGATTCGAACTTGTGTCCCTGATTTTACAGGTTGACTCCGCTTTTTTTGCAAAACTATTCAAATATTTTTAATGTTCTTTACTTCTCTTTCATTCATTGATAATTCAATTATACCGCGATTTTCTGTATTGTCAAGGATTAATTTTAACCTCTTTTTGCAATTTCAATCAAGTTTAAGATTGTGTCCAAACTTTCATTAACTTTTGTGAAACCACTTTATTTGATTATTTACTGATAGAGTGATTTTACACCCTATCAGTAAATTTGTCAAGGGTCAATATTTTAATTTACCCATTCAAAACCTTGTCCACAAATCCGACACTTGCAAAATAGTCTGTCTGGATTTGTTTTTGTGTGAGAAATTAAGACAATCTTAGTCTTATTGCAATGAGAACCAATCTTATTCCTGATATTTTTCATCTTATTTATCAGTTCTCCCATTCTCGAATCCCAACCATGCGAGCGAGTCGTCCAGTGGTAATCTTTTTTAGGATTCCCCACTATTCGATTTTCGGAAAAATCGTATAAATAAGCTCTAATTGAGTCTTTACCAGTCTCGGCACAAACGCCGCCAAAATGAACGGATGAACGAACATAAATACCCATTTCAGAATCAACCTTCAAAATATAACAGTATTCTCCATACACAACGCCAACACTTGAAAAATTGCCATATTTTGAGAGTGCATTTTCAAATTCTGTTTTGGTAAAAATTTCAGTTGCCATTTTGTTTTTTCCTTTATGTTTGATGTATTTATTATATCAAACAGTTTTTATCTTGTCAATACCCAATTTTAAGGATGTCCTACCAGATATGGTAAAAAAACAAAAACAAAAACAACAATTATGCAAACAAAAACCATGCCTAAATTTTTAAGTGTTTTGTCAAAATTATCTTTCATTGTGTTTTCCTTTTTTACTAATTTATAGCCTGATTAGATTATAAACCTATTTCTTTATCCTGTCAAGTATCAAATCTGATTTATCAGGATAAAACATATCTGAAAAATAAGTACCAATAATCCTAATACCATAGGGTGAACCACTCATAATATTTTCAATCTTCAATTTATCCTCTTTTTTATAATTATAAAAATAAGAGATTAGGTTATTAATCTAATCTCTTATTATTCTTATTTTAGAATTGTATTACCAGTAAAGAAAATTATACCCTTATCTGAATTGCAAGTATAATGGGATGTACCATTAGTAATCTTATTGTGGATTTGACCACCAACATTATAAATCCTACCGCAATTGGGGCATTTATACTGGTATCGTGTAGTTTTTCGTTTAACTTCTTGTGTATCGAATGTATGGCATCTTTCAGGTTTTTGACCTAATTTTTCCATTACAAAAGACCATTCTAAACCATGTGATTTGACGTTCAATCCATACAATTTACGCTGAAACAAATGTGCGATTTCATGGTAGATTGTAGAATCAAATTCCAGGATATTTTTTTCAAATAACGCTAAGTTGAAAAATAATTCCATCTTGCGAAAATTGGCTTTTCCAGCCGTAGTTCCTTTATTGTACTTGATTTCAATTTCATTGAATGAAATTCGATCATTAGGAAACATGGTATTTGCATGTTCTAAACATTTTTCAATTTTATTTTTCAAGAGAATTTTTAGAGTTGTTTCTTCCATTTGATTTCTTCCTTTACTGTCTGAATAAATATATTATACTACTTTATTTCTGTTTGTCAAGGATGAAAATTATTCGATTTCAGACAAATCTTCCAAACGTGATTTAATCCATTGTTTGCGTAAATCTTTGTTTAGATTGAATACCATGTGACCATCTTCTAAAAGTTTTAACTCTCTTGTCAAAGATTTCTTTTCTCCAATTAAACTTGCATGAAGTAAGAAAGAATAAGCGTATGGATATTTATCTTCAAACTTATCCCAATCTTCCATAGAAATATAACTTAGGTTCATTTGTTTTTCCTTTTGTTTACTATTTACTTATATATTTATTTTACCATAGATTTTACCTGTGTCAAGAACCAATTTTCTTAAATTTTTACATTAAAATAAAAATACCAGTCTAATAAACTGGTATTTTTATTATCTGTTATTTTAAGAAACCTTTTCGTAGTGTTTCATAAAAAATGGTAAATTTGTTCCATCCCTACGCAAACCAGAAAAATTTACAGTATCGCTCCAGCCGCGCATTGAACAATACTCATTTTTTTCAGTAAATAACTTTGGTCGGAAATCAAAAATTACCATATATTCTGAAAACCTTATCTCGGTTAAATCAACTAGAATTGTATCATCATCTCCGTAATTAGTTCGAAATGTGTAAGAAGGTTTATTGTATTCTGGAAAATTTAAACCTATTGGTAATTCATAATTAAACATAGTCAACAATTCCAGACTATCACTCCATCGGACTCCCCAACCTCCAGTGGAAATTTCTACAAATTTACCATCTTCGAATCTATCCCAAATAAGACCATATTCTTTACCACATTCATGGGTAAATTCAATCAAAATCTTAATGTTTTGTTCAATATGTTTACAATCATTCTTGATTATAAATTGAATAGTATCAAGAACAATTGAACGAAAACTATTCAAATTAGATTCATCATTCAATTTTGTCTTACCTGAAAGTGAGTAACCTTCATGAAAAGACCATTCGTACATTCTGTTTAACTTTTCAATCATTGCCATTTTGATTTCTTTAAGCATTTTATTTTCCTCTTTTTGAAAGTGTTTTTTATTGATAAAAGTATTTTACTACGATTTCTTCAATCTGTTAAGAGTAAAAACTACCTTTTATCTCAATTGTAACATTATGAATTTTAGCAAGATTCAAAATTTGCATACTCAAAAGATTTCTTGCTTCTACCGGATTTAATTTCTGGTAAACATTAACGGAATTTATTCCGTAAATACCAGAACCCACATAGTCAATCCAACAAGCGTGATTTTTTCTTACAATCTTTAAAAGTTCATCTGCATCATCTTCATTGTCGATTCTTACAATTTCAAAACTATCTATTGCGAGTGAAGTTACCAACATTTTATTTTTTTCCTTTGTTTATTTTTGATAAACTTATTATAACTGATTAGTAAAATCCTGTCAAGGTTTAATAACTTTGTTTAATAACTTTGTTTAATAACCATCCAGTTCTTCATCTAACTTTCTAATTGCGTTCTTCCATGATGAAAACGATGTATAATCCTCAACATGGGCAAAAACACGCCGGGCGGCAGTATCT